AGCAGTCGTTCCGCGCCCGATCACTGTTCCGGAGGTTCCGCCACTACTACTCATTGCAGACGAGCCGCTGAAGGTGTCCCAGGTGCCACCTGGCAGGGTATGTACGTGGCTGGAAAAATCGCCGGCCTGCCGACTGCCCATCGCTCTTGCATTTGCAGTGTCAGCGTCAGTTCCGGTGAAACGACGAAACATATCCCGCAAATCGGGCACGCGGAAGTGGGTCGCGTCCACGTTCACAAAGTAGTGTCCGCCGCGCCTTGCCTCCCAATCCGCCTGCGTCAAGACAAGCGCGTTTTCCTGCGCGTAGCCCCAAAGGCCTGGATAATCTGCCTTGGGGACCGTGCCACCCGTGGCGTCCAACTCGCTGGCGAGCGGCGTGATGGTGTGTCCGTCCAGGGGACGTCCGCAAAGCGGGGAACGGTATCCCGTGTAGAAAGCGGTTTGGGTCCAAATCCAGACTTCCCCGCATTCGGCGACGATGATCGGGCCGACGTTCTCCCGTGGCAGGGCGGTAACGGAAAAAACGAGTGGGTAGCGACCGTCCGGCGGAAGGGTTCCCAAGGCGGCCGCGCGGAGATTTCCGTCCTGCGTACCGACCAGTAGATGCCCTTCGGCAACGGCGGCCAGGCCTGTACCACCGCGAGACACCGTAAGCGTGCCTTTGCCGGCTTTGTCCATATCCAGGTTGCCAAGCACCAGATCAACGTCTGACTGGCCATCAAAGGGCTTGGGTGCCGCCGTCGCGGCGCCGGATATCGAAAGTTGACGCGCAACCGCCAACTTCTTTGCGGCCGCCGCCGTTTCATCTTTACCCAAGCGCTTGGCGGTTTCCTCATCGACGTAGCCGCGCGTGGCCAGCACCACGGCGGGATCAATCTTGAGCGTGAAATTGCTGGTGCTGGAAACCTGCAGCACCATGCGCACCACCTGCGTACGCGCCGACCCCTCGGCCATCTGCGGCTTGTACGTGGGCGGGCAATTGGAGACCGCAATGAGGTCACCGTCCGCGTCGCGCAATCCCAGCTCGCGCGCCCACCAGCCGCCGAATTGCTCGGGGATGACCTGTTCCACCACCAGCCACGCCGGATTGCTCGGGTCAACGAATATCCGATTGATGGGCGCGCGATGCTTCGAGCCGATCAGCGATGTCTGCTCGCGGTCCGGTACGGGCAGGGCGCCGCCGCCGTCGCCGACTTCCATCTCGGCAATTTTCACGGGGACGCCCAGCGCCTTGGCGTTGGCTTCCTTGGCCTCGCCGATCTTGGTCAGGATTCCGAAATAGGTAGTCATGGGTATACCGTCAGGATGTCGATAATGTGCGTGGCCAGGGCGGCCGGCGTGGCGGCCGCGACTTCCACGGGTTGAGGTTGATAGGGGTATACGGTCATCTCGTCGCCGTCATAGGACGCGACACAGTGATTCAGGGGCGTCCGCACCTCCACCGCGATGGCCAGGCCTGTCATGTGCTGGCTCAGGCGCTTGGTGCTGTCGATGAGGCGGCCCAGCTCGTAATACATCGCTTCGGATATGCCGCCATCGAGCACGCCGATAGTGAGCCGGAACGTTCCGCGCCGACCTTCCGGCAGCATCTGGTGCCATTCGGTCACTTCCAGCAGATAGCCCAGCGGCTCCACCACGCGGCGCAGCGCGCCGATGGTGCCTTTCAGTTGGTGAATCTTGAATGAATTGGCGATGGCCTTACGCTTGGCCGCCTCAGACCAGGCATCGTCCCAGCGGTCCACCGATCTTTCCCAGGCCAGCCAGGGCAGCAGCGCGGCCGGCGTGGTGCTCGCGCGGCGCAGCTTGCGCAAGGGCAAGGGGATTTCCTCGATGTCGGCGCCGACCTGGGCAAGCTTGCGCTCAACCGGGGTGGATGAGGGCGGCAGCAGGGTGGGCTTGTTCGCCATCTCAAGCGCCGGGCGCAATGGTGACTTCCACAGCCAGGCATGTGGCGGCCTGAGTGGAGTCAAGAACCAGGTTGTCCGCAGGCTCGATCAAGTCGAGATGCGCGACGCCTTCGACATGCAGCGCGGCATTGATCGCGGAACGCCAGACCGATACGCCGGCGCGGCGGGCTCGGTTGACGTACGCGCGACACGCGCGCGTGGCGGCCTCCAGCGCGACCGACCGGCCCGGGCCTTCGCCTTTCATGTGGAGAACCGCCCGCACGCTGTAGGTGATGATGCTGCTGGATTGGACGGTCAAGCGGTCGCCCATGGGGCGGGTGTCCTCGTCATTGAGGTTGGCGCGCACCTTGTCCAGCAGCTCGGCCGGCGCCGTGCCGTCGCCATCGCGGGCGAGTACGCAGATGCGCACATCGCAAGGCTCGGGGCTGGTGGCGGTCGCGTCCGCGACCTGCCCGTCCGCGGTCAAGGCATGGAAGACGTAGCCATCGCGCGGGCCTGCGGTTGACAGGCCTTCCCATGCCAGCTGCGCGCGCTCGCGCAGTTCGTCGTCGCTTTCATAGACGGCTTCGGCCGGCGGCACGGCGGCGGGGTCGGCCGGACGGATGACCAGGCGGCTTACGCCATACTCGGCTGCGATGTGTTCCAAGTCGGCGCCACGCGCGAATGCCAGCAGGACGGACCGCGCCGCGTCGTTGATACGTTGGCGCAAGATGACTTCGCGCTCGGCGTTTTCCTGCAGGGTGATGACCAGCGGCTCCGACTCCAGCGCCAGCGCCTTGGCCACTGCGTCGCGGTCTTCTTGCGCGAACAGGGCGAGATACCGCGCCTTGCGCGTCTCCAGGATTCGTTCGTAGTCCAGGGTCTCCACCACGTCCGGCGCGGGCAGCTGGGAAAGGTCGATGATGTTCGGGCTTGCCATGTCAGGCGCTCAAGGTGGTGGAGAGGGACACGCTTTCGGTGCGGTCGCCGGTGTCGGCTTCGCCGTTGATGTTCAGCACGACGGCGCCGGGCCGGCTTGCGTTGACGTTGGCCGACAAGCTACGCACCCGCAGCCGGGGTTCCCACAGCATCAGCGCTGTAGCCGCCGCCGCGTAGAGCTGCAGGACGGCGGCGCCATTGGTGGGGGTGTCGATCAGGTCGGCGGCCAGGGCGCCGAAGGGGCGGCGGCGAATGCGCGTCCCTATCGACGTCGTGAGTATCTTTGTCACGGACTGATTCAGGTGTTGGCGGCCACTTATCCGCAGGCCTGTGTTGGCGTCCATCCCGATGTAGCTCATCCTGCCCCCGGCCCTTGTGTACGCGCGCCGCCTTGCAGCACGCCGCCATGGGTGTGTGTGTGCAAGACGACACCGTTGGACGAAAGCGCGCCGTCTGTGTGGCGCAGGTCACCGGTGATGACTGTGTTGTTGCCCTTGCCGTCCTTGCCGCTCATGCCGGCCTGATAGGTGAACAGTCCTGTCACGGTCACATTGCCGTCAAGGGTGATTTCCGGGCATTTGAGGGTGGCCGAATCGCTGGCGGTGACCGTTGCCGTCTTGATGCCTTCGGCCGTGAGCTGGCCGGCCTCATGGTCGTAAACGATGCGGGCGCCGTCCGGGTAGAGCGTGACGTGTTCCGCCGCGCTGGCGGATGGGGCGGGTATCGCATCCGAGTTCAAACCCATCAGCACCACGCCGGCGGCGGGGTCGCCGTCGGGACACAGCAAAACGACTTGTTCGCCGATGGTGGGCGGGTTCCACGTCGTTGTCGTGCCAGCGCGCAGCTCCAGCCACGGCAACCAGTTGCTTTGAAGGTCGCCCGACGCGACGCGCACGCGCGCCGGCTGGCTGGCCAGATCGACGGCGAAGACCGTACCGATGCGGATCAGATTGGAGATGAGGCGGAAGAGTTCGGCGATTTCATGCATAGCGGCCATGTTGCCGGGCCGCCTTCGCGCGCGCACGGGGCGCGCCTTGTGCTTCGTCGTGCTACAGGCCTTGGGCCAAATGCCGCGCCAAGGTATCGAGCACCATTTCTCGGGTGCGTTCGGTGAATCCCAGCAGCTTGCGGCGCGGATAGCGCACGGGCTTCTGGCCGCGCGCCGGGCGGTCGCTGCGGCCCTCCTGGTGAACCAGGGCCAGGCGCGCTACGCGGCCGCTGTAGCCGACCACCGCGTCGGTGTCGCTGGCCTCCACGCGCAGGTATCGAGCGGTGCGCAACCGGGTGAACATCTTGCGACGGATGGCGCCGCGCTTGCCACGCAGGTTCTTGGTGCGCCTTGGGGCGTAGGGCGTGCCGTCCGGGTTCTGCTGGGCCGCAATCCGCTGGCCCTCGGTGCGGCGCAACTCCACCGCGACGGCGCGGTTTACGCGGCGGCGCTCGGCTGGCCGGAGCTGCGCGAGCAGCGCCGCCGCCCAGGCCTGCACGTCCGAGAAATCGTCACTCATAGGGATGGCGCCACGCCGGGACAGTGACGGTAACCGGGGCCACGCCCGGGATGACGATGGTGATTTCGTCATCCTCGGCAGGCAGTTCGGCGTCGGCGGGTTCGTCGACATGCTCGGCCACAAGGGTGCCGCCGGCGCCGGATGGCTTCACCACTACACGCTCGGTGAGCGGCAGCTTGATTTCAATGTCCGCCGATTCATGGTTCAGCAGCTCAACATCAAACTGGATTGCGCTGGCGCGTCGTTCCGGGTTGATCAGCAGTTCGGGCTGCTTGATGCGAAGCCAGGCCAGCAGCGGCAGCATGAGGGTGTCGGCCTGGCCTGCATAGTCGGTCACCACGATGGTGAGGGTGTACCGATATTCGTGCGAGAGGTTGCGCGTTCCCGTGCAATGGATGCTGCCGTCGTCAACGAAAACATGCAGCCTGTCCGGGTTAGTGGACAGAAACTCATTGTGCCGCGTCAGGTATTCACGCAACTCATTGGCTTTTCGCATGGCTTGCCTCGTCCTGACATTTGATGATGGTGTCCACCTTGGCCGCACATATCGCCCAGGCGGCCTCAAGGCGGTCTATCAGCAGGTTCAGATCGCCGTCAGTCCTTGGAGACGCCGCCGGCAGACTGCACGGGGTGACGGGTGCGCAGGTATTCAGCGTAAGCCGCGGCCCCGGCGAGGGCAGGGCGCTGGCGCAGCCTTGCAACAGGATCAGGCAGCACAGTATCAGCCCAGCTGCGAACTTGCGGATTTTCATTCTTGAGCCTTTCAAAGTCGAACGTGCGCTGGTCCAGCGCGTTGCGGAAGTCGTCTTGCGTGCGCTCCAGTTTCGCCAGGTCCAGGCGCTGGGTGGTCATGCGGCTTCCCAGGTCCGCCAGGTCGCTGGCTTGGCGCTCGATGACCTGGCCATAGGCGGTGATGGCGACCTCCTGGCGTGCGATGTCGCCACGCTGGAACCAAACCACCACGGCCAGGATGGCGGTTGCTGCGTAGGGCGCGATGGCGCGCAGGAACGTGTTCATGCTTCCTGCCCCGCGTCTTCTTCGGAGAATCGCGTGTAGGCGCGCTCCAGCTTCACGTCATAGAGGTTTTCTGCGTAGGCCGGGCCGTTGTAGCCGCGCGCGAATGCCGCCCACTTGCGGCCGGCCAGGGCTTTATGCAGACCCGGATCGGTCTCGATGAAGCCGACGAAGGCGGCAAGCTGCGCGCCCTCGCTTTCCTGCTGCGCGGCAACGAATGCTTCCACGCTTTCAAACCCCAGCCGGCGCCAGTGGTAGCCCATGATTTGAAATGCGCCCCAGCTCGCGGCCTCCAGCGCCGCAGGACGGCAAATCTGGATCGCGGTTGCGAGCCGGACGTACTCGGCCGCGCCACCTGCGTAGCCGCCGCGCTTGGGATTGACGATGGCAGGAAGGCGCGCGGTGTGCGGTGCCGGGTCGATGCCATGCTCGCGCAGGCGTTCATGGAAGACATGCCGCTCGAACAGGATTGCGGGGCGCCCATCGGGCAGAAAGCCGCGTCCGTTCGATTCCACCTCGTTCACGGCCTTGATGCAGGCCAGGGAAACGCCCAGGCGTTCGGCGGCCGCGATCAGGTCGGGTTCCCGCAGAAAGCGCGTCACATCGTAGTGTGCCAGCGCGGCGCGGCTTTTCGGCCCATAGACGCCATCGACCACCAAGCCGGTGGCCCGCTGCAGCGCTGCCACCGCGCCGCGCGTGGCGTCGTCGTAGATCGCCGTGCGCTCAACCTTGTAGCCGGCGCGCTGCAGATCAGATTGAAGATCGGCCACGGCCTGGCCGATGGCGCCCTTGCGCAGAATTTCAGACATCGGGGTTCCCTCGGGTGAACGTTGCCAGGTTGCCGCGTGCGCGCCAGGCGCCGGCGAACAGCAGCGCGGCGATGACCAGCTCGGACAGGCTTGCCGGCGAGTGCAGCAGCAGGATTTCGACGGCGCGGCAGAACAGCGCCGCAATCAGAGCGGTGGCCAGACACGACAGCACACGTCGATGGCGGGCGCCATTGGGCTGATACCAGAGGAAGCGGCTCGCCGTGCCGGCGTACAGAAGGGCGCAGGCCACCGCGATGAGGGACAGCGCAGGGGTGGGGGGCAGGTCGGTCATTTCTTTTCCCCAAAGCCTCGGAAAATGCTCCCGAGGTCGAAGTCCGGTGCCTTGGCCAGCAGCTTGAGCGCCAGTGGCACGATGACGACCGCGCCGATCAGCGCCGGCAGAAAGGATTCCTTGGCCAGCTCGCGGGCGACGATTTCGCCGGCGCCGCCGTAGCCGCACAGGCCCGAGACCAGGAAGGAAACGAAGCGCTTCCAGGCGGTGAGGTCTTTCTTGGTACTCGCCACCAGGGCGGCGCCCATGACGGCGCCGAAGGCCGCGTTTGCGTCGATCAGCGGCAGGATTTGCGACAGGGCCGCGCCAGATACCAGCGTGGTGGCCACGGCGCCCGATACGGTCGAGGGTTCGGCCATTGAGTTCAGTCCCAGAGTTTGACGGCAGGCGCCGCCGTAGGTTGAGGGGCGGCATCCGGCAGGACGACCACATGGCCATGCGGCAGCACCGCGCCCAGGTCGGCCAGGCCGGGATTGAGTTCGTAGGTGGCTTCCACCACGTCCCGCGTGGTGCCCAGGTGGCGCCAGCAGAGCGCGTCCACGGTGTCACCTTGTTGGGCGCGGACTTTCATCAGATGAGGTCCACGATATTGCGCTTGGCGCCGATAACATCGGCGATGGCCCAGCGCGCGTTGCGGCGGTGGTCGCTGGGCGCCTCGTCCAGCCATTCGGTCCGCTTCTGGCCGGCGGCCGTGGCGTCGTAGTCGGTCATACGCTCGATGAGGTCGGCTTTGGCCAGGCTGTAGACAGCGCGGCGGTACGCGTGCTCCAGGCGTGTGGCGCCGTCGATCTTTTCGGCCGGGACGTCCTGGAGCTGGGTGTAGCCCTTGGCACGCTGGACGTCCTTCCATGCGGCCAGGCTGTTGCCGGCTTCCAGCATGGCGCCGACGAGCGCGAAGCGCAGGCGCGGTTCGGTCACCGTGCCATCCAGGCGCAACGTCTCGCGGGCGTTGGCAAGGTCGATATCCGGGAAAAAGCCATCATTGCCGACCGTCTGCGGCGGTTCGGTGCGGGGCGCGGGTGCGGTTGCGATGAAGCTCATGGCCTGTTCTCATGAAATCGGCGGTGGGCGGGCATCCAGTCGGTCTATGACCGACCTTCCGCCCGCGCCGCCGTGCGCTTGGGGGCACTCGGTTAGCCGGCGTCGCCGGCGTTCTTGATCTTGCGTTCCAGCTGTTCGATGAGCTTTTTCGCGCCCACGCCGCTGTGCAGCTCCACGGCGCGGCGCAGTTGCGCGACGCCGGCCCGCGCCATTTCCAGCTGCGGGCCGCGCGGCTCCTCGCCGGCCTGGGCCGCCAGCGTCTTGCCCAGGGCCAAGTGCAGCTTGGCGCGGGCTTGGTCCGGCGCGTCCTGGCCGTCGACCAGGCGCGCGACTTCCTGCAGCACCTGCATGGCCTCTTCGGGCTTTGACACAGCGCCGTTGGCGACCTGGCCGGCCACCTCGTCCAGCAGCAGGGTGGCCGTGTTGCGCTTGAGCCGTTCCGGCAATTGCAGGTCATGGCGCAGTACGTAGTCGGCGAGCTGCAGGCCGCGCGCGAATGCGCCGATGTCGAAGTGCCACACCATGAGCGTGGTCACCACCTCATCAGGCTGGCCGCCGTCGCCGGCCAACACGCCCTGCAGGTAGTCGGCATACTCGGGAACCAGCTCGCGTTTCACGGCTACCTTACGCTCCACGGACTGGATATCGTGCAGGCGGCGCCGGTCCTGGGTCAGCTTGGCCATCATCTGGCCGTAGATGCCGCCCAGCACGGCGGGCGCGTCGCCATCGGCAGCGCTCGCGCGGGCGGCCAGCACCCGCGTGCGGTGTTGTTGTGCGGGACTGGTCATGGTCAGGCCTGCACCAGCTCGATGTTTTCGACCATGGCGGCTTGGCCGTAGTCTTCCACCACGTAGTCGTCGTTGGAGCTTTCGTAGGTGTCCACGCGGCTGCGCTTGGCGTTTTCTTCGATGTGACGACGACGCCCGCCAATCTGCCAATACAGCGACAGGTTATCCAGCGTGGTGATGAGCACCTTCTTTTCGGGGAAGAAAGGCGCCTGTACGGCCGGCAGGCCACCGATGCGCTTCTGGCTGATGATGAGGTCTGCTGCCAGCGTATCGGTGGCGCGGCTGTCCTGGTTGACCAGCGGGAAATACTTGTCGTGCATGAGACCACGGCCGACGATGGCGACCAGGCCGGCGTTTTCGCGGTGCCACGGATCCAGCAGCGTGATGGCGTCGTAAACCAGGGCATCCAGGTTCTGATAGTCGCCGCTGGCGCCCACCTGCACCTTGCCGGCGGCCTTGCCTTCGTTCATGACGCGCTCTTCCGCGTACTCGCGCATCTTCTGCAGCCAGCCCTTGTTCACGTCCTGCAGCAGCGGGTTGGCGCTGGGGTCGGACATGGACGCCACGCTGGTGCCATTGAAACCGATCATGATGCGGTCGAGCGCCTGCCGCTGGATCAGCAGATCGCGGATGCGAATCTCGAAGTCCTTGAAATGCGCCCAGGCGTCGAGCTTGGCGTAGGGAATGAAGGAATCGAAGTCGGTGTGGCGGCAGTAGTAGCCGTTCGCGTCCAGCGTGGTCAGGTCGCGCGGTTCGCGGTCCTTTACCTTGGTGTCGGTACGCGAGGCGATGGGGCCGGACAGGTTCAGACCCAGCTTTTCGCCCTGCTGCTCGGTGACGCCGATCATGTTGATCTTGGTCAGGAAGGCCGAGCTTTCCTGAATCTTGGTTTCCATCGTCTGTTGCACGGTCGGTGCGACGTTGAAAGTGTGGGCGACGCTATCGACCCCGTTGAGCTGGGCCAGGTTGTGCAGATAGCCGTTGAAGAGGACGCGGGTTTCGTTGCGCATGTTGTGGTTCCGGTGTGGTTTTGATGGGTCGGGGGTGGCCCGCGTTAGCAGTCCGTTTTCACGCGGCCGTCGCCGCCGGCCGCCGGCGGACGCTGAGAGAAGTTGCCGGGCGTCTTGTCGAGCTGGGCGCGCAGGTCGGCCAATTCCTTGGCCGTCGCAGCGTTCTTCTTGAATTCCTCCATCTCGGTCGTGACCTTGGTGACGGCGGCGGCCAGGTCGCCGGTGGTCTTCTTGATTGCCGCTTCCAGGGTGTTGAATGCTTGCAACGCGGCAGTGACGTCCATGGCCTGGGAGAAGCTCGGCGCGGGCGGGATGGGCTTAGGTGCTTGGCCGGGCAGCAGCGCGCGGAAGAAGGCGCCGAGCGCTTGCATTGCTCCGGCGGCATCGTCGTCGGGTTTGGCTTCGTCGTCGAAGTTCATGGGCGTTTCCAGCAGGCTGGAGAACAGGTTTTCCGGCGACTGCTTGCGGCCAGCGAGCGGGTTGGACGCGGGATTCTTGGCGGCGAATTCCAGAATCGACGTTCCCAGGCTGGCCGGGCTGTCGGTGACGCCCAGGCCGACCAAGCCGCACTTGCCGGTGCCGGCGAAGTCTTCTTGAATTTCGATGGACGTATAGATTTTCTGGCGGCCCTTCGTCATGGACACCAGCGCGGGGGTGGGGTCTAGCTGCGCTTGCAGGGTGAGCTTGCCTTCATCGTTTTCTTCGGTGCGCACGGCCAGGACATCGCCGTAGGCGCAGAACGGACTTTCCGGCACGACGCCGCGAATATGTTCCATCCAGATGCGTGCGCCGTACTTCTCGCGGTTGTAGGTTTCCGCGATCTCTTCCAGCCAGGTGCGCTGGATGTTGCGGCCATCGGTGGTCTGGCCTTCGGTGGCCACGGTAAACCAGCGGTCTTTTTTCATAGGGTTTGGCTCGTTGGTGGTGTTCGGGTGTTGCCATACTGGCCCCCGCCGCCCGGCCACTCAACGGCGCGGCGTTGTGCGCGTGCGTTCCAGAAGAGACGGCTTCACGCGCGCGCGGAGAAGCCCGGCAGGATGGCGGCATGTTGCAATCCACCGACCATATCGACCCGCGCCGCGTCGCCCGTGACCTGTACTGGCAGGGGTGGCGCATATCGTCCATTGCCCGCCACCTGAGCGAAAAGCGCACCACGGTGCACAGTTGGAAAACGCGCGACGGCTGGGACAAGGCTTCGCCCGTCGAGCGCGTAGAGACCGCACTTGATGCCCGCCTATGCACGCTCATCGCCAAGACCGAGAAGGACGGGCGCGACTTCAAAGAAATCGACCTGCTGGGTCGTCAGCTTGAGCGCACCGCGCGCGTGCGCAAGTTCGATGAGGACGGGCGCGATTCCACGCTGAATCCCGCGCTTGACCGGCGCAATGCAGGGCCGAAGCGCAAGCCCGAGCGCAACGCGATCAGCGACGAACAGGCGCAAAAGCTGTCACAGGCGTTCCGTGATTCCCTGTTCGACTATCAGAAGGTCTGGCTGCGAAATGGCGATCAGCGCACCCGGATGATCCTCAAGTCGCGGCAGATTGGGGCAACCTGGTACTTCGCGCGGGAGGCGCTGGACGATGCGATCAGGACGGGCCGAAATCAAATCTTCCTGTCCGCCTCGAAGGCGCAGGCGCACGTCTTCAAGCAGTACATCATTCAATTCGCGCGAGAGGCCGCGGACGTCGATCTCAAGGGCGATCCCATCGTCTTGCCGAACGGCGCACACCTGTACTTTCTGGGGACGAACGCACGCACCGCACAGAGCTATCACGGCAATTTCTACTTCGATGAGTTCTTCTGGGTGCCGAAGTTCGCGGAGCTGAACAAGGTGGCCAGCGGCATGGCGCTGCACAAGCATTGGCGCAAGACCTATTTTTCCACCCCGTCCAGCATGGCCCACGAAGCCTATCCACTTTGGACTGGCGACGTGTTCAACAAGCGCCGCGCCAAGCGCGATCAAGTGGCCATTGAGCTGGCGCACTCGATCTTGAAGAATGGCCACCAGTGTGATGACCGCATTTGGCGGCAGATCGTCACCATCCTGGACGCCGAGGCTGGCGGCTGCAACCTGTTCGACATTGATGAGCTGCGGCTTGAGTACAGCCCCGATCAGTTCGAAAACCTGCTGATGTGCGGGTTCATCGATGACACCGCATCCATCTTCCCGCTATCGGTGCTGCAGGGTTGCATGGTGGATTCCATGGTCGAGTGGGTCGATGTGCAGAAGTTTCTGCTTCGGCCCTACGGACACTGGCCGGTGCTGGTGGGCTATGACCCGTCTCTGTCGGGAGATTCCGCCGGTTGTGTTGTGTTGGCCGCGCCGCGCACCCCCGGCGGCAAGTTCCGCGTGCTGGAGTATCACCAGTTCAAGGGGATGGACTTCGCAGCCCAGGCCAAGAAGATCGAGGAAATCACGAAGCGGTACGCCGTGGCCTACATCGGTATCGACGCCACCGGCATGGGGCAAGGCGTGTTCCAGCTGGTCAAGCAGTTCTTTCCCGGCGTCCGGTCCTACAGCTATTCGCCCGAGGTCAAAGGCCGTCTGGTGCTCAAGGCCGGGGATGTGATCCGCAACAAACGTCTGGAGTTCGACGCCGGCGCCACCGACCTGGCGCAGTCGCTCATGGCAATTCGCAAGACCACCACCGCCAGCGGTCGCAGTGTCACATACGACGCCGGCCGGGCCAGCGAGACCGGGCACGCTGACCTGGCCTGGGCGCTGATGCATGCGCTGGATTGGGAACCCCTGGAAGGCGCCGCAGGCGTCGGAAAAAGCTTCATGGAGATTTACGGATGAAACGGAAAAGCAAGGCGGCCAGCGCTGCGCCGGCGCCCATGCCTGAAAAGGTCGAGGCCTTCACCTTCGGTGACCCGGTGCCGGTGCTTGATCGGCGCGAGATACTGGACTATCTGGAGTGCTGGCGCAATGGGCGCTGGTACGAGCCGCCGATCAATTTCGGCGGCCTGTCCAAGACGTTCCGGGCCAGCCCGCACCACAGTTCGGCTATCTACTTCAAGGCCAATATCCTGGCCTCTACGCTGCTGCCGCATCGTGCGTTTGGCCGTGATACCTGCCTGAAAATGGCCATCGATTTTCTGACCTTCGGCAACACCTACGCGGAGCGGCTGGACAGCATGACGGGCAAGCTGATCATGATGAAGCACGCGCTCGCCAAGTACACGCGGCGCGGCGTAGAGCCTGGCCGCTTCTTCTTTCTGCCCAGCTCCGGCCAGGAGTATGAATTCCGCGCCGGCACGGTGTGCCAGTTGATGCAGCCGGACATCAACCAGGAAATCTATGGCCTGCCCGAGTACCTGGCCGCGCTCAATGCCGCATGGTTGAACGAGTCCGCGACGCTGTTCCGTCGCAAGTATTACCTGAACGGTAGTCATGCGGGGTTCATCATGTACGTGACGGACACCATCACCGAAGGGGGCTATGTTGATGACATCCGCGAGGCGATGAAGAACTCGAAGGGGCCGGGCAACTTTCGCAACCTCTTTGTTTATGCGCCCGGTGGCAAGAAGGACGGCCTGCAGATCATTCCGGTTAGCGAGGTGGCCGCGCGCGATGACTTTTTCAACATAAAGAACGTGTCGCGCGATGACGTGCTCGCCGCGCACCGGGTGCCGCCGCAGCTCATGGGCCTGGTGCCGACGAACTCGGGCGGCTTTGGCACGCCGATATCGGCGGCGAAGGTGTTCGCGCGTAACGAGCTGGAGCCGCTGCAGGCCAAGTTCCTGGAAATCAATGACTGGTTGGGCGATGAGGTTGTGCGCTTCAAGCCCTACATGATCCCCGGAGAAGGCGACGAGTAGCGCGCCCGAACCACAGGCATAAGCCCCGCATCAGCGGGGCTTTTTTTCGTCTGCGCCGCGCGGTGGTCTGCAGGCCTGGCCCTCACCGACGCTCGCCGCGCTTGCGCCCCTGTTTGACTGCCAGCGGCTCGGTCAGACAGGGTTCGCCCTGGATGTATTCCAGCAGGCCGGTGACCTGGTCAATCACATCCTGGCGATGGCGCAGGCTTGCCGCGTTTCGCATACCGGCTTCCAACGCGATCAGAACGCGCTGCAGGCGCCAGATTTCCCAGGCCAAGGCGCAGGTCTCGGTGGTGGGGTTGCGGGCGTACAGCTCGCGTATGCGCGCCGCAGACATGGGCGTAGGTGGGGGACGGTCGAGCAGGGTCATGATGGGCACCTCAAAGTACTGTATAAATATACAGTAGATCGACCCGTCCCCACCTCTGGCGCGCAGTCTTCCCCCCTCCGCGCCTGCGCGCTAAATGGGCAAAAAAAGACTCGCCCCTACGCCACCCCCCACCGCCAGGCTTTAAGCGCCTCAGCGGCCCGATTTGGGGCCTTGTCGGTTGACGCAAAGCGACGCAGTAGGGACGCGGATTGATGCCCTGGATGTGCGACACATGGCGACTTGCTCAACTTTTGCGCAGATTGGGGGAGGGGCTGGGAAAAACCTAACCTTCCTAACCGGGCCTGAAAATGATGGATAAAGCGTTGATTTGTATGGAAAATTTTGGTTAGGTTCAAAACCTAACCTGACCTAACCTGAAACCTAACCTCTCCGTAAGTCGTTGATTTATATGAATATCTCTTTTTTATAAGGTTAGGGTATAGAAACCTAACCGGGTTAGGCCTCGGTTAGGAAAAGGTTAGGTTTTCCGAAACGTCGGAAACCCGCATGAATAAAGGCGCTCCGGCCGATTCGCTAAGGTCGGTTAGGAAGGTTAGGTTTTTCCCAGCCCCTCCCGAAATATTGAAAAGGCGCTCTGTCACGTCGGCGCCCGGTGCGCTCGTCGTCGTCGCACTGGATCCTCGATCGCGCTCCGGCGCCGGCCGACGCGCCGGCCAGGTGCTGGCGCTGCAGGTGGTGGCGGAGGTGGCCAGCAACTCGCGGCGGCCGCCGGCGGCGCGCTGACCAGGTGCCGGCGCTGCAGGTGGTGGTGACGGTGGCCAGTACAGCTCGCGGCCGCCGGCGGTGCGCTGGCCAAGTGCTGCCGCTGCAGGCGGTGGTGGACGTGGCCAGCAGCTCGCGGCGGGCGCGGGCGGCGCGCGGCCAAGTGCCGGTGCTGCAGGTCGGGGGATCGAGGCCAGCAGGCTGCAGCGGTGGCCGGCATGTTTGCCCGCATGTAGCAAACGGGACGATGGTTATGACGCGGGCGTACCGAGCTAGGAGGATAGGGAAAAAACGGGGGAGGCCGGCCGAAGCTACTACTACAAAATTACTACAGCACATTGGCAAAACCCAATGTTTATGCGGGTTTCCAGGCTGTAGGATTCGCCGTTAACTACGGCGAGGCGGGCGGGATGGCTTCGCGCCGGAATCGCGCCGGGCTCGCGGGGAGCCTAGTGCCTTGATATTCCAGGGAAAGACCAGGGGCGCAAGTGTAACACCATTGGGTGTCGCCGAAATTTAGTGGATTAAATCAACTATATGCCCTATATTTCCTGGCATGGCCGGACGCCGCGCGCGGCCCGGCCTCATACCTAGAACATCCAGGAGCAGGCATGACCCCGACTTTTCACACGATCCTGCTGGACGTGCAGGACCGTGTCGCCACGGTGACGCTGAACCGGCCCGATAGCCGCAACGCGCTCAATTCCCTCATGTGCGCCGAGCTGGTGCAGGCCATGCAGCACCTGGCGGACGATCCGGACGCGCACGTGGTGCTGATCGCCGCGGCGGGCGCGGCGTTCTGCGCCGGCGCCGACCTGAAGGAGCGCAAGACCATGTCGAACGCCGAGATGACGGCGCGCCGGGTGCAGGGCTTCGCCGCCTATGCCGCCATCGAGCGCATGCCGCAGCCGGTGATCGCGGTGGTGCAGGGAGCGGCGTTCGGCTCGGGTTGCGAGATCGCCGCGGCCAGCGACTTCGTGCTGGCCTCGTCCGAGGCGACGTTCTGCTATCCCGAAGTGGGGTGGGGCACCGTCGGCGCCACGCAGCGGCTGCCGCGCGTGGCCGGCGCGCGCAAGGCCAAGGAACTGCTGTTCACCGGCCGTCGCTTCGACGCGGCCGAGGCGCGCGAGATCGGCCTGGTCAACCAGGTGTATGCGCCCGAGGCGCTGGCGGGCGAAGCCGCGCAGATGGCCGCCGCCATCGCGCGCGCCGCGCCGCTGACGGTCAGGCTGACCAAGCGCAGCATCGACCAGGGGCTGGCGACGACGCGCGAAGGCGCGATGGCGATCGAGCTGCTGGCGATCGAGGAAAACCTGCGCGGCACCGACTGGAAGCAGGCCATCGCCGGCTTCGGCGCGGCGGGAGACAAGGCATGA